GTTCACAAAGGCAGATCAATTCAAGTCTTATCAGGATTTGGAGAAGAGAATGAATGCTGTATTGAATCCATCTACTGCAAGAAAGGCACTCGACCCTGAAACTTTTGACGAGCAAGAGGAAGTTACCCTCAAGTCTCGTGAGCAAGTCAAGGAAGAGGCAAGTGTCGTAAAAGAACCAGTTGCTGTGGCAGCAGACGATACTGATGATGCCCTTTCATATTTCCAACGTCTAGCGGAGGAATAATATGGCAGGATCAGACCTACTTGCAGCAGCAAGTCTCAACCTCAATGAAGCATGGAACATGTCATGGGGTGAGGGTATTCAATTCCTAATCGTATTGATTATCCTATACTATATCAAGAAACGTATTGACTTGCACTTCACAAGAAAGAATGCAAAGAATACTATCTACAAAGTAAAAATTGTAGACAAACCTTGAGCAAATTCGACTTTTAGTTCCAAAAATACCGGAAAAAAAATTCCGGTATTTTTTTTGTCTTAAGGTTTTTATCTAGGTGACAGTATTCTAAGATTGTCGCCTTTTTTAGTGCGATTATCGATATATTGTGAACTATTGGTATATGTCATAATTTCCCTCATATCGGTAAATACGATATCTAAGAAATTTGGTTTTAGAGTGTATATTTTCCTTTTTTCATCATTTTTGGCAACTTCATACTGATAGTGAGAAACCGAAGTTACGATATCAGACCCAGATAATTCTTTTGGTTCGCCATTGATGTCACTATAACGAAACTTGAAAGATGCATCCACATGCAATCCCTTTTCTAGTAAAAGCATACTTGGATGAGTTCTGACCTCTTTTGTTTCGTAATGATGAATCTCTTGTAATTGTTCTGTAGAGTATTTGTTATCAAGATACCTCTCAAGGTCATATTGAGTCATTGGCCACTCATCCCTTACATTTATGATATTATTAGCAATCAGAACAACCCAATCTAGAGATGAATCTCCATATAATTTCTTAGCAACATTATCAGGTCTATCATCACCTAATATGCTGTAATAACCAAAGACTGTTGCAGTCTCAAAGAAATCATCACGTATTTTTGCCCGTTTGAATAAATTCTTAGATTTGGAAAAATCAGAAGAAGAATTTCTACCATCTGAGAATGATGGAAGTAAAATGTCGGGAAAATCGTCGAAATATGCCATTAGAATCCTGTATCCTCCGCAGTAATAGGTTCCATTCCAGTAGCGAATGTTTTATCCTCTACTCCCTCTATGGTATCGGTTAGGTCATTGAATGTTTCAAGATTTGTGAAACGACCTGCATTAGTCACAATTTCATCTTCACCGAGATAATCATCTTGGAATATAGGTGTCAGTTCTGTAAAACTCATATTCATTACAGTTCTTACAGGAGATGAACCTGCTGCTGAATCTTCGTAGGACTGATATACACCGTCTGGAGCATAGTTTATCTCACATTGTGTCAGTGCACAAATTTTATGCATAGGTAAACCTTTGATTCTGGTGTCTTCTTGAGTGCGATATCTGAGTCTGAATACATTCGGAGATCCTAAAAATACTAGATTTTGTGAATTTCTAACTGGTGACATACCCATCTTGAAGAATTTTTGTATTCTTCTCATAATCTTTGCATCTAATTCATCATTTGGAGCAAATTGGAATGAGAACGTGAAATTTCTCAATTTTGGACCATTGAACAATAATTCTAAATTAGGGTTGATCGCAGCACCTGTTCCTCTTGTAAGAGCAGCACCACCATCTACATTTATTCCTGCTCTTCCGAGTGCAAACTGTGCTAGGAATGAAGATAATGCTAAGTTTGCAGGTTCTCCGGTTCCTAGAGCACCTTCCTTTATTTCTCCCAGTATACTGGCAAGATCTTTACCGACACTATCTAGACCCTTTACTATATTACCATCTCCTACTGCTCCTGATATTCCACTAAAAGCAGAGAAAAATGCTGCTGCTTGAACAGCATTCAGTTTACTATCACCCCATGAAACTCCATTTGAGAAAGAAAGATTATTAGGAATTGGCATCCTTACCTGACCAACGAAGGCTTTGATATTACTATTTCTCCTAATACCATTTAGATATGATAATGTGGTTCGCTTTGCTTTTTTATCTAAAAATACTGCTTGAGGTGCTTGATATTGGAATTGCTCAATCACAATGTGATCTTGACCTGCAACTCCCCCCGATTCACCATATACTGCATCATGAGGATATTTCAAAATTACAATTTTATTTTCTCCTAAACCAAAAGCAGTTCCAAATTTTGATGGTGCTTCTCTGAATACATCAGTAACTGCTTCTACATCACCTATACCAATAGTAGTGGATTCAAAATCAGCATCTCCATTTTTTATTCCATCAACTTCATTGGTCAAGAATTCTTCTGCAGTTTCTATTTCTTCTTTGCTTGAACTATCACCATCTGACGTTCCAAAATTCTTGTCTTTTGCAGTCAGATGATTGATCATTCCACCTTCTATTAGGTCAGAATATTCAATATTATTGTCAACTAACACCTTATAATTATCTGCCATCCAAGTTTTATCATTTGCTCTAAATCTTTTTTCAATCTCCTCATGAGAAATTTTATGGAAATCTGCCCATTTTTTCAAAGACATCAACTGCAGTTTTATTGAATTTGCAGTATTAGGATGATTTTTTATAGCATCATAATAATATTGGTCACTCTTATTATTATCTTGATATACTCCTACACTACTTTGTTGTCCCCATAGTATCTGCCCCAGTTTTGTATTCAAGAAACCGTAATTTCCATCTATTTCACCAAAAGTATCACTTTCCCAGTCTAAATCTATATAACCATCAAATGCCTCTGCTAGTTCCCCTCCATTCATAGCATTACCACTACCATCGGTATAACCGGGTATATTAGGAAATCTTGTGTTGATACCATTTACATATCCACCATCTCCCTTATGAATTACATCATCTCTACTGATAAAAGTTGTAAAATGTCCTGAAGGTCTGCATTGTGATAAAGGACCACCTATCGCTTCTGCAAGCGGAGAGGCATTGGATATATCGGTACCCGGATTTAGATCTTCGCACTTACCTGACATTATTGATACCTCGCTATATTTACTGGCATTTCGACACCACCTAGAACTCTTACAAATTCTGATAGTGATAAACTAAATGCTTTTTCCCAATCGGACATAGGAACTTCTGAAAAATTTGATCTTACGTAACCGTACAGGTATTTATGGTATCCTGCGATGACTGTTGGATCATTATTTTCATCAAGATACCTCATGATCGCCATTCTGTTTGCTGGTTTGGTGTAATGAAGGTTAATTCCATAAAAAGCACCTGATTCTGTTGCTAAGACATAGCATAAGGGGTGCTTATCGTAGAAAGGGAGTGTTTCTTTATACTTTGCAGAGTATCTGAACAGCAAAAGTTTTCCCGGCCTGACGTCGGATGGTTGAGTGTTGAGTAGACTAGATGCCAAGTTCTTTCTCCGTGATTATTTGAAAATTCCATTTACGATCTTTGCAGAATGACTCTGCTGCTTGCCATTTTGCTTGGTTTTTAGCAAATTCATAGACCTCTGCAACATATTTCTTTGTTCTTCTTTTCTGTATAGTAGGACCTTTGACCTGTTTTTGTGGTTTGACTTCTATGAGTCTTTCTTCTATTTTACCAGTAGAACTCTTCATTTTGACATAAAAGTCTGGAAAATACCTATGATAGCGGTTGTCAATGGGTGATTTGTATGGTATTACTACTTCTTCACTCGACCATTTCAAAATATTCACATTACCATCACACCAACGCATGAATTTCAGTTCCCATAAAGAGCGATATATCACCTTTGTGGGATCACCTTTATACTTATTAGGGTTGGAAGGACGGAACTTCCCCTTATATGACATACATAGTATATACTGTCCATCTATTTAGATGCCTAAATCAAGAGTTTTTTCAAAAGATAGATTTTACTTGAGAACAGAAGAGTTGTATAATCTCGGTGGGTTCAATAATGCTGTACCTGCATTTAATAATCTTTATGATGTTTATATCAACTTCAATACTCAGGGTGGAAATCCTAACCTCATGCAATTCATAAAACAGCATGTGATATTACCTGCTAATGATGTAATCAATGAACCGGGAGATAACTTAGCATTATTCTGTTCAGAAGCGGTTTTACCGGGTTCACAGATTCAAACTGCCTCTATCAGTGGTTTGAGGCAAGGTGTAACACAAAATTATGCTGTATACAGAAGATATCCTGACTTCAATCTTACCTTCTATGCTCAAAAAGACTATTTCACACAAGAAGTATTCAATGCATGGTTAGAATATATCTCACCTATACAGGTTGAAGATCGTAATCATGGTAGTATTGATCGACAAAGAAGCAGAGATAATGCCTATAAAAAACTGAAGTATCCTAGATCATATAAATGTGAGATGGAAATTACAGCATTTAGTAATGATTTCCTAATGCCTGAGAGTAGATTGGAAGATTCGAGAGGAGTACAACAAAGAACACCCAACTATATCACATATTATATGAAGAATTGTTTTCCTGCTAGTATTATTGCTGCTCCTCTAGCATATGGAAAGGCAGAGTTAGTAAAAACTACCATCACCTTCAAGTATGACTACTTCACTATAGATAGGGGTGCAAGAAGTAGTGATGATTCTGCTTCACTGCAACAAAAGGCAAGAAAATTAATAAGTCCCTTTATGACTGCTATATAATATACTGAATTGAAAAATTATGCCATTACCAAAGGTTTCAACACCGGTATTTGAACTAGATTTGATTTCATCCAATAAAAAAGTAAAATTTCGCCCCTTTTTAGTGAAAGAGGAGAAATCTTTGCTTGTTGCATTAGAGAGTGGTGATGAAAAGACTATTCATAATACACTCAAGAGTGTACTGAAGTCTTGTATTCTCACTCGTGGTATCAAGGTGGATGAATTACCTAGTTTTGATTTGGAGTTTTTATTTTTAAATATTAGAGGTAAATCAGTCGGTGAAACTGTAGAATTGCTCGTAACATGTAGGGATGATGGGGAAACTCAAGTCCCGTTGACTATACAAATGTCGGATATAAAACTAAGTGTTCCTGATGAGCATAATCAGACTATTGATTTAGGAAACAACCTATTCCTAAAACTAAAGTATCCTTCATTACAACAATTTGTGGAGAATAACTTTATTGTTTCTGAATTGAAAAACACAGATTTAGTTGAGAAAACATTTGATAGTGTCGCTGATTGTATAGAGCAAGTTTATAATGAAGAAGAAGCGTGGTCTGCAAGTGAATGCACGAAAAAAGAGTTATTAGACTTTGTTGGGCAACTAAGTTCAAGTCAATTTCAAAAAATTGAAGAATTTTTTACCACAATGCCTAAGTTATCATATAAAACCACAGTGAAAAATCCTAAAACTAAAAAAGATAATGAAGTTGTAATTGAGGGTTTATCAAATTTTTTCGCGTAATGATGTATCATGAGTCTCTATCATCATACATGGAAAATATGTTTGCTCTGGTTCAATTCCATTCATGGAGTATATCAGAGGTAGAGAATATGATACCGTGGGAAAAACAAACCTACATTGAAATGCTTCATAATTATGTTGAAAAGAAAAATTTAGAAGCACAGCAAGCAAAGAATGGCTGAAACAAACCAAAAATTAGTAATGCAGGGAGGGATGATGCTCCCTGAAAATTTGGTGCGTTCTAATACCCCTATGATACCATCAAGGGAAAATAAGCAGAAAAATGAAGTAATAACAAAAGATCCAACTTTTTCTGGGGTAGTTCCTTTGTCACGTAGGATGGCAACTGCATTTGATAAATTGCAAGAAAAGGTTGATGTTGATAAAGGATTGCAGAAGAGAGATACCGTAGCACTTGGTAAACTCCTATTAGAGATTGAATTAGTAAATAACAATCTAAAAAATATAGCAAATGAAGTTCTAAAGTCGAATAAAAAAGTAACGGAATTAGCAGAAAAAGAAGAAGAGATACTGGAGGAAGAAGGTAAGAAACTAACAGGATTAGCAGCGAGTTTTCAGAATCTAAGACGTCAATTTGGAGCATTTGCCGGTTTAGTCTCAGCAAAAGAATTTCTTGAGGGAGATACTGCATCAGGATTAGAGAATGCAGGCATTGCAATAACAGCATTCTTACCTGAGATTATAAAGGTCGTCAGCACTGTAGTGATGGCGAGAATGTTGCTAGGTGGTCGTGGAGGAGGTGCTGGTGTTGCAACTATGGGTAAAGGTAATTTATTATCTCAATTATTAGTTGGTGGTGGACTACTTACTACAGGAGCAATCCTAGGTTCTCAAGGAGATTCTGACCAGAGAAGATTTGAATTACAGAAAAGGCAATTTTTACCTAACTTGCTCACAAAGAATGATGTAGGTAGATTTAGAGCAACCACTACAAGATTTGATAATATATTAGATGGGACGAATAGACCTGTTATAAAAAATAACTTCCCAAATCAAATATCGGACGATGTTGAAATGCCTGCAGGTCCAATGGAAATTGCAGGTAATGTCTTTGAAAATGTAAAAGAAAGGTTCTTTAAAGACGATAAAGAAGAAAACGATGAAGTCATTGAAGAAACCAGTGAAAAAGTTGATAAAAACTTAATATCTGCATTACCTACAGATAATAAAACTCTTTTTGAAGAATCGGATATGTTGTTAGGAAGTGCACTTGATTTTGATCTTGGGAATATGTCAGGACTCACCAATATATTTACGGGCGGAGAAGATGATGAAGTGGGGGATATGAATAACGATATAGCATTCAATCCCGG